GCTGTTTTTAAAACTCGTAATGAGTTTCGCTGATTCCACTTACCATCAGATGCTCTTAAAACCGAATCATATGGGTGTCTAGTTATTGCTACAGTATCATACAGGACTTTAAATAGGGTTTCAATAGATAGGGAACTACCTTTAGAAGTATAAAGACCTTTAATGCGTTTTATTAAAAGCGATTTATCAACCAATAAACTTTGAGGTAAGTCTTTAGCGTAATTATTTAAAAAGTAATTTATAAATGAATTTGCTGTTTGATCTATATCGCTATATTGTCTGGCATTTTGTACCAGCTCAAGTGCATTTTGATCTTGCTCTAAAAACTGATAATAATATTCTAAAAAAGCAACAAACGTAGTATAGTCAGACCTAATAAATTCAGGTAACTGACTATTAACTAGTTGCGATACTTTTTCTTTAATTCTTGTGGTAGTCATATTATACCAATGCTGAGACAGTCACATTTGTACCAGCTACTAACCCGCCAATTTTATTTGTCGTAGTATCATCTTGAACTAATATTTCATTTCTATAAACTGTTAGGTTGTAACTTGCTTCTTGAATACTACCAGTAACCCGGATATCTTGTGTACCTGCAGGTAGACCGGAAGGTGTAATACCTGTAATACCTACAATACCAGTCCCGTAATTAATTGTACCAATGTTTGAAGTTACAATAGCATCTGTTGCTGTATTAACTAACCGCAATGTACCGGTACCAGTATCACTGGCAGGTGTGGTATTAGGTAAGTCAGTTATTTTTACTAATGTTGTAACACCATTCAATGATATATAAAAATAGCTTGAAATAAAGGAGCCTGGCTTAATAGCATTTCTAAACTTTATAGATGTATCACCACTGTAAACATTAACCGTATTTAAATTAGGTAATAGTCTTCTTTGTAATTTTACTGATACTAATACACTAGTAATGGAATTATTTTTAGCTAAAATAGAATTAATTAATGTGGAATGAACATAATTTTTATTAAATTTTTGTAAGCTAGTAGAAAAATAATTTGTAATAGTATCATTAGCTTGCGTTCTTATTTGACTTGAAGACAAAGTAGTTGTTGATGGATTATAAACTATATCAGCACTTACACCAACATAAAAATATACTGGGTCTATAAAAACTGGATTAATTATAATCGATTGTCTAGTTTTTAAAATATTGTTAGTAATAGATTCTTTTGTCGCATCAGAAATAGTAAATCCAGAATATGGTTTAAGAGAAATTACTACCTTACCGTAATAAGGGGGATCGTTTTCCTCACCACCCCAAACCGATACAGATTCAGCTCCGGTATAATTAGATAAGATTAAAGCTTCATAATCGGCTGCAGTAACCGCTCTATTTTTTGATGCGTTAATTCTAGGTGCATTAAACTTAATAGATGTGATACTTTCGGCATTAGCACCACCTGTAGAGTTACTATTAACAGTTATACCAATATTACTTGACCCACCGATAGTGCTTCCAGCTGTAAATGATTGTGTAACAGTACTAGAAACATTAACAGCTGAACCAGTTGCTACCATATACTGAATTGTAATGATATTACCAGCAGTAGGTTTCTTGCCTATAATACCATCACCAAAATAAATTTGATATTTACCTTGAGGGTTTTGTTCTAGAAAGTATACTTTAGTTGTACCATCTAAACCTGTTATGTCTGTAGTTAGAGTATAAGCAGTTGTAGTAGTATCAGTAGCCGAGGTTTGCACACTTACAAGCATAGTAGTAGTATCTACAGCAGCATTTGGTATCTCATATTTACCATTAGGTGTTGTATCTGAAACAACGTAACTGTAATTTAATAATGTTCCTTCAGTTACATTAGTATTTGCAAATGTATATGTAGAACCAACTCTTGAAGCAGTCTTAGCCTCGGTAGTTAGGAAAGTATAAGGAACACCGTTCACAGTAGACGTAAAGGGTGTGTAGCGATCCATGGTAAGGATCGCTGGCAAGTTAGTAGGGTTAGTTACAACAATATCTAAGTTAGCAATTGAGCCTCTAGCCGAAACAGGGGTATAACCTAAATGCTTGGCAATAGAAACAGCAGACGATCTTTTAACTGCAGAATCTAAAAACATTTCATTAACAACCATATTTGCCAAATAGGCATTGTAATGGGTATTATATGCAAGAACGTCTAATAGGGTAGAAAGACCAGAACCCTCAAAATCATAGTCAGTAAATTCAGACTGTGAGTGCAGGTATGTTTTTAAGTTTGTCTTGATCTGATCAAAATCAAGTTCTGAAATTCTTAAGTTAGACATTATCTTACTCTTGTTATTAGTGTTGTTAAAGTAATAGGTCTATCAGAGTTATTAAGTCTAAAAATTATATCACAAACAATTTCGTTGTTGTTGGATTTATCACGCAATTTAACTTCTAACACCGTTACTCTTGGCTCAAACTTATTAATTGTATCAAAGATAGATTTCTTCATAACCTGTGCTGTCACAGGATTAAAGTTCTCAAACAAAAGACCATGTATCTGGCAACCAATCTCAGGATGAAAAGGACGCTCATAATGTCTCGTAGAAATTAAGTTTCTAAGAGATTGCTTAACAGCTTCTTCATCATTCTTTCTTGTAACATCACCGGTTACTGGATGATTCGAAAAGAGAAGATTAAAATCTGAATATTGTCTGGTATTTCGTGTAGCCATGTTTATATTTATACCTTATCCCGCAAAGACATTTGGAGAACCTTGAGCGCTTGCATCACCATCTGCTATATCATCTCCAATTCTCGTAACAGGTTTACCTTCAACAAATACTGTACCGCTACCACCTGTTATAACTCGATCAGCACCTTCGAGGTGTGGAGGATTTTTAGGTTTAACATGAGTTGCAAAACTTCCACCTTGAACTGCAACTAAAATTCCGTTAGCATAAACCGTGCTATTATTTGGAATTGTAACAGCAGAAGGTGGGTAACCTTCGTGACCTGTCGATAGATCTCCTACTCTAGTTACTGCCGGCATACTGTGCTGCTACCTTTGCTTTTAAAGCGGTTTTTCCTGCCGTCCAATTATTCAATAATCTCTTTAATACTGTATATTCGACGGTAACAGGTAATGTGAGTTCATCTAAGTATACAACTGTAATTTTATATGTAGTAAAGACATACTTCATAAACGAAGGTTTATACAAATAAATCTCTGCATTATTAGAGGGTACACTTCCAAAACTTGTTACTGTTACACTTTTATCATTATCATTATGATCAATATATTTCATATACTTATCGCTAAAAATACCATCCATTGTACCGGTAAAGGTTATAATTGTAGGTGATGCAGAGATGCTTATACCACTAAATGCGTTAGTTGGAGCATTAGCTGCTTCGTATGTAATATTTAATGTACTACTCCCAGAAATATTACTCTGGGGAGTATTTGACGTTGATGAAGTATTGGTTGCTACTGATGAGCTGACTACAGATACATAGGGCGTGGGGGTTATAGTTATGGTGTCGGTATAAGCAACGCCCTCATATGCACCGTTAGGAAAAGTATATTCTTCAGATACACCGTCTGAACTTACATAGGGATCAGAAACTCCTCCAGAACTCGAAAGTGTTATTGCCATTATGCTAGCTGAGTCAGACCCTGAGATTGGGTTTTGTGGTTATAAAACGTTAGTACTTGGCTTCTATTGCGTACAGAGTAAGAAATATGAATCCAAGGGTTATTAGTATAGCTACAATATTCTAAAATTAACTGATCATACCTTAGAACCTTAGCTAACTTGGCTGCAATATTATAATATTCTTGTTTTGTAATACCTTTAAACTGGATATCAACTGCTTGGCCTAATGGGTGTTGAGACGTCTTAGCATTAGAAGCATTGCCTGGATCACGGAATGCAGATGATACAAACATATTAGGATAAATCTTTTTTGCTGGTTCTAATATGTTAAGAGCAACAGCTTGAAGATTATAAACAATCTCTCCATAAGACGCCCCGGTATGTTCCCGAATTGGATCGCGGGAGATGGCAGCTTTACTAGATAACATTTCAATAGTAAAGTTAGGGGACAGATTATAATTACCAGGTAATTGTGTTACAGTTTTTAGTTTAGCATCTGGTTCTACAAAATCATTTTGTTCCGATTGAACTGAAATGCTGTCTACAGCAGTTGGTGAAGCATTGAGATCTGATGCATTAGCAAAGCCTTCACTAATGATTAAATTCTTTTGAGTATTATAGTCATCAGTTGATTGGGTCTCTTCTTCTAATAAGATAGAACGACTATCCGCAAGTGAAAGAGTCAATGGGTCATCTTTATCATTATCCGTTATATCTTTACGACCAGACATAACACCAATGTTAGATGAACCTGCAATTACACTTTCTACGGACTCATCAGCAGCACCAGCTGCCCCAGATTGTAACTGGGTCTTACTTCCATCAGCATTAATGCTACCACCGGCTGCTAAGTTAATTTCTGCACCAGCATCAATATTGGTATTGTCACCAGATTTAATATTAACTGCCCCTGCTGCTTGAGTATAAATTGTATCTTCTATAAAGTCATATAAATTAACTGCCTGTACTTTAATATCAGCATTACTTCTCATATGCATATCTTCAATAGCATGCATACTTAAAGTAGTTGCTTTTATATTCATCGTCTCATACGCTTCAATATTAATATTACTACTTGCAATATTAAATTCTTCTACAGCCGATAGGTTAAATGTACCCCCAGCCTGTGCTGTAATATCGTTATGACATGTAATGTTTGTATCACCTTCTACTTCAATATTAGCATCGTTACCAACAAAGATATTGCATGCCCCATTAACAGATATGTCTGCACGACCGGCAATTGATATTTTACCATTACGATCAATGATTTCGTAAGAAGAGCCTTTTGTTCTTTTTACCATTGAACCATTAGCATCTATTTCAACATATGTACCAGACTTATGATAGATATGAAGACGTTCAGAGCCTGGTGTATCATCAATCTCAATAATATGCCCGGATTCAGTTTGTGTTACTTTATTGTAAGGATAGGCGCCTCGGAAAGCAGATTCGGGTTCATCCCAAGCCTCCCCCCCGGGTAACTTAGCACCCTGCATTCGATTAGTATTCTTTTCTTGAACTACTGTACCTCTAACATCACCCTGTGCTAGTTTATTTGTTTCTGAAATACCAGCATATTCTTTGGTAGGGTAGTTAGCATTAGGGTCTGTAAACCCTTTATCTAATACTTCTAATTTTTCATTATTAGTAGTAGAGTTAATATCAAAGTTCTTAGCTTCTGTTAAAGCACTATTTGCAGCATTGGATACAAATAACTCATCAGTTTTACTCAAAGCTTCTTCAGGTGATAAAGTACCGTATAATGATTCAACACTACCTATGGTTGCTTTAGGTATTTGACCTCTATTAAAAATAGAATCAGTAAAGCTATTAACTGCAGTAGTAATTGTTTTACCAACAGTAGGGGTAATACCTTGTATGAGGTTGGCTGCTAGTGCATCAAAGTTTATAATACCGAGCTTATCTGTAGGTAGTACCAATCTTAGTTGAGATTGTAATTTAGTTACAAGTTTATCGGTAGTTTGTGCTAGTACCTGTTGCTGAATAATACCGTCGATATTATTACTAATCTGTGTTGGACCGTTATTACTATTTGTAATATCGACCGGGTTAATAGGTCCAATAATATTTTTAGGAATATCTATTAGCTGTTGATTAGAAGCCTGTGTTACTTGCTTAACAATATCTACAGCGCCAACTTCTGCAACTCTTGAAATTACAGCTCTTAAAATTGGACTAGGGATGTTGAGGTTAAGAGCAATTATCTTATTAAAGATATTGTTCTCTAGTACCCCTTGAATTTGCTTGGTTATTAACGGATCCATTATTTAATTAAACTCAGTAATGCTTGTTTTTCGGATTTATAACGTGATTTAACTCCAGCTTGGATAGAAGCTGAACTAGATTTAAACAACGTCTCTACATTATTAATCTTCCATTCACTAACTAATGTAACAATGTCTTTATCGGTCAATGTACTTTTACCTCTTAACGCCTCTGTAAATGCTTTAACGTTTGCAGGACCAAATTGTACAGCCCCAGACCAGATTAAATCCTGTACGGCAGGACCGTATTTTACCATATCTAAACCTTGTCGTTGAAGGTTAGCCATAGCAACATCATAATATTTTTTCTTTATATATTCATGCTGTTCATTTTTAAAATCAGCTTTATATGTTGAAGCAATTTCTGTCCACTTAGCATCAAAGGCTGCGGTAGCAGGTTCAAGCCCTGCAAATTTATCTTTAAATTTAGAATTATTTAAGAACTGAAGTACAGGTGAATTTTTAGATGAAGGTCTTGCTTTACCAGTAGTCATCATCGATGGTAAATAGGATGCAAGTTGATATGTACCATATGATGCACCACCTAAATCCCCACCTGCTGAACTGCTGTAAGGATTAATTGTACCAGGACCTTTACCACCAGATTCATATTGTTCAGAAGTTTGCCCTAACTCCCATCCCTCTACAGATGGGGTACCTGAATGAACGGGGTTACCGGAACCATCTACGACAGGGTTACCTGAACCATCTTTAAGTATACCATCGTTAGGATTTGTAACTGATGGTCTATCTTCTTGTACGGAGAACGCTTTCTTAGCTGCTTTTGTAGAAATAGTACCAAAGATAGCCGGCTGTTGCATATCTTCACCATCAAGGAAGAATCCAATAACCCAGGTACCTTCGACAGGACCTAGAGGAGAAGAACCAATACCAGAAATGGCAGCCGATGTAATTGGCTGTATAGGTGTTGCCCAGGGTAGGTCTTTTGTAGGTAGAATTAATTTACTATCGGTATGATAACCAAAAATACGTACCCTACATCTTCCCATTTTTTCAGGGTCCATGCGGTCTTCTACAACCCCAATCCACCAATTAAACCCATCCCTGTTAAAAATCTT